CCCGCCCACAGCCCCGCCAAGCTTTCCTGGAACCTCTCCCACTGTTCCAGTGACGTCTGTAAGAAGCTGCCCGGTTTTACTGCGGGGTTGGTAAGTGCCCGCCTGTTGCACTTTCCCAATGGTCTCTGCCCCACGCGCCGTAGCTTTGTCCAATCCTTCCCCTGTAGCCAAATTATACGCAGTGCGCGCACCGCCCAGCACCCCGCCGGCTGCGGTGGATGCCAGCCCTGTCAATGCCGTCATGCCGGCTTCCGCCGCGCCTTTGGCTAAACCCCCCAGACCTTCCTTTTTGGCGGCGGCCAGTTTTTCCTCCATGCTTCTGGCGGCTGGAGTAAGGCTTTCATCCTTTTTCTTATTCGGCGCTTCGTACTCCTCGGCTGAATGTTTCTTTTCTGCGGGGTCTTTAGCCTTAGCTTTTTTACCGCCGTCCAAATGTGCAACAGCGCGCCCTTCAAAATCTTTCTGGGCGCGCTCTGTTATTTGTTCCGGCGTTACGTCGTCTGGTGCGCCATTATAAATATGGCTGCTCCCATCGTCGAACGTAACTGTTATATCTCTAGGCATGGTCTCTCCTACCAGTTGGAAACAGTTGGTTTTTTGGAAGAAGTGGAGGACGCCGTTTTAATTCCGCCGCCTTCTTCCGCATCTATACCCAGCTGCCATATTTTTTTCTCTCTCATCAGTATATTCTTAGCATCGCCTTTAGCTGACTTAATGGCGGCGTCTATATCGGCCACTTCTTGTTTGGCCCTGTCAACACCGCCGGCCTCCTTTACGCGCAGCTTGCCCGCAGCCACGTCGCGGTCGGATTGAGTATCTTTGTCTACACTGGGGAAGTCTCCTTTGGAAGTAGCATCATCCTTGGCGGCTCCTTTTTTAATCCTCCCCTTGACTTCCTTGACTTGGTCTTCCAAATAATCGCGGCGAGTTTTAGCTTCGGATTTAAGCACGTTGACGCCGCGCTCTATCTGCTCCGCTGACGCCGCGTTCGGAATAATTTCTTCCATTTCGTGGCGAGCACTATCGGAGAGCACTCCTGTCAAGTTAGGATTGTTTATGATACGAGAGGCTTCCGTACGGAACGTTTGCATACGCGCATTGAACTCAGTTACATCTGGGTCACCTTCCACAGATTTTTTGCCGGCTCGCACCCAGCGCTCCAATACAGGAACGCCCGTCTTATCTACTTTTTTGGATATAGCGATAAGTTTGTCGCCGATATTGTCAGCAGTTTTCTCAAACGCATTAATAGCATCCAACTGAGGTACTAACTTATCCAGAGATTTCTGGTCGGCCTTGATAGTGGATATTGCCCCAGCACCTTCTCGGGCTGATATACCTTGGCCGCTATTCAATTCTGTAACTGTACTTATTATTTCCTGACGCTGCTGAGGGCTTAGACCAAACCTGGACAGAACTTCTGGGCCTTTCATGCGCACCATTTCGGCCATTGTGGCTCTATCTTCTGCCGCAAGGGGCTTGCCGGCGGCCTTAGCTACTTTATCCGCCATCAACTTCAGCTTTTGCTCATTTAGTTCAGCGTCTGATTCCCGTTTCTCTATCTGAGATTCGTAGTTCTTAGCCTGCGCAGTCTTCAGTTTAGAATCTAATTCATCCTTTATCAAATCGCGATGCCATTTAGTCGTGTTCATTTCACTAGCCAGGGCCTCCGGGGCCATCATAGCAAATTTCTGCAAAGAAGTCTGAGAGTACTTGGCTTGGCCGGTTTCTGGGTTTACTTCCTGCGCCATCATTTTTAAGCTGGCTATCTTGGCGGCGGCAAATGCTTTCTGAGCTTCCTGCTCGCCTTTCGCTTCCTTGGTTTTGTCGTACACATCCAAAGGACCGACCATTGTCTTTAGAGATTCTTCATACTTTTTCTGATACAGTGACAACTGAGTATCATCTAATTCAGCGGCCTTTTGCTTGAAGTCTTGCACCGTTTTCTTACGTTTATCCAGCATGTTGCCAAGATTCTGATAAGTATTCACAGAAACTTGGTTTTTTAGCGCGTCCTGGGCTTTCTCTATGCCTTCTGGCGAGTACAAATCTCCCCCCCCTTTAAGATAGCGGTCTAGTATAGCTTTATCGCGTGACGTATCTTCTCTTTCGGTCTGCGCAGCCAGGCGCTCGGATTGTTTCTCCTTGAAACTATCCACTTTATCCGCCAACGTGTACATGCGGGAAGCATTTTCTATGGGGTCGAAGGCCTCGTACGGCTTTATCGCCAGCGGCAGGCGGTTATCTCCTTGCAGCGGAATATTAGCCTGCACAGGAGGGGCGTTGCCTTGAAGAGGAATGCTGGAAGCCGCGCCCATTGGTATTTGGTCATTTGCCATTTTATACTCCGAATATACTTGCTAAGGTACTGCCGCCGGAACCGCCGCTTAGTAAGCCACTAGCCAAGGAGCTTAATCCGGAGGTAATCGCGTTCCCTACACCTGTCTTCCCTGCTGCTGCTGCGTTACCTGCTCCTACTTGCCCCGCTGCTGTAGCATTGGCGGCTCCAGTGATGCCTCCTGCTGTGGCATTGGCGGAACCTATTTGGCCGGCTGCTGTGGCGTTACCGGCCCCTATGGTTCCTGCCGCTGTCGCCCCGGCTGCGCCAAGACCGGAATTGTAAAGTGTCCCGGCCGCCGTGTTATTGGCGGTAGTGCTATCCTTGGCGGCATTGACTGTGCCTGTCGCTTGCGCATTAGCCGCGCCCAGAGTTCCAGCGGCCTGTGCGTTACCTATGTTCTGCTGTAAGGTTTCCGCGCTGATGCCGTGCTGAGCAAGAGCGGATTGCAATTGTCCAACCGATATCTGACCCGTAGCAACCAAGTTTTGCAACCCAGCCATGGACAAGTTATTCTGGGCCATCCATTGATTGAACGCCTGTTGTTGGTACTGGGCCGCTGTGCCTTCAGCAAACGTACCAAGATTTTGTAAGTTGGCGGAAGATAATTGAAGACCGCCCGCCCCCGCCGCGCTATTAATCGCTTGCTTTCCTTGATCCAGAGCGAACTTGTAAGCGTCTGTATTCTGCGCGTCCGCCATCGTAAACGGCTTGTTGTACTTCCCCCCTGGCTGCAACCCAGCAGATAATTGAGAAAGAGCATCCGTACCGGCCTTCATATAAGGCTGTTGGTTAGCGGTCTGCTGCTCCAACGTCTTATCGTTTTCTTGCATTGCTTTTTGGATTGCAGCAACTTGCTCAGCTGTGGCCTGTCCATAAGCCCCCGACATAATGTCGGCTGCCGCCAAATCAGCAGCCGACATGGCTTTACCGCCTGCTGTCTGCGTATTGGCTAGATTCGTTCCTCCGGTGTTGTAAGCGTCCGCAATAGTTTTGCCCGCCCCAGTAGCTGCCCCCGCCAACGTCCCGGCCGCTTGTGTGGCGGCGGTAGAATTGATCGCCCCTGCTTGGGTAGCAGCTCCCGCCAATGTATTTGCGGCTCCAGTGGAAGCCCCCGCTAAAGTATTGGCCACACTTCCAGCCGTAGCGCCCTGCACTCCAGAACCTATGATGTTAGATATGCTGGATAGCGGGTTGGTATTGCCGAGAGTTCCTTTTATAGAATCAAGAATTCCTCCGCCTGTAGTATTGACACTAGGTAGGCCGGAAGGAAGCAAACTTCCCGGGGCTGCGGCATTCTGTGCCGCCAATTTAGTAGCCTCGTTCGCTAATTGATCTCCACCGACCGATAACCCGCCGGCAGACCCGGCTGTGGGGACCGCACCGCCACCCGCAGCGCCTATACCCAAATCCCCGACTGGGACGGAAGCTGCGGCTTCCCCAGCTGCGCCGGCAACGCTACTTATTGGAGCGGCTGGCGTGGCAGCAGTTATGCCCTGTCCCAACAGACCGCCACCATCTTCGAAAAGACCTCCAGCTGCTTCAGTCGGTACAGCCCCACCACCTGCCGAAGCTATCCCCAAATCTCCAACTGGAACAGTAGACGCTGCCTCCCCGGCGGCACCGGCAACGCTGCTACTGGGAGCCGCAACTGCTTCCCCCAGTATGCCAGCGGCGTTCAACGCTACCGCGCCAGCTGCAGCAGCCACGATAATAGGGATAAGAGTGTCTACTAGAGTGTTGTTCCGGCTAGTAGTGGTGACGTTGACCCCGCCCGCTCCGCCAAAAGACCCGCCTACCAAAGAATCTTTTATGCCAGGGTGGTCTGCCGCGCGCACGGCCACATATTTTCCTGGGTTATTAGGGTCGTCCATGGCGAACACCAGACCTTGATCTCTGGTGTTTACTACTTCGGACTTCCCCCCTATACCGAGGCTGGATAAATCTAGCGTGGCATTGTTAGGGTCTATGCCGCTATCATTACTTAAGGAAACATTCTGATATGCCCCAGAAGCAGAAGGAGCTTGCTGCTTAGCTAAATCAAGCAGTTGTTGATATGTTATTTTACTCCAATCGACAGCCATGACTAGCTCCTAAGTTACCTTGTACCATATAGCAGTAGCCGCATGGTAGTAATAAGAAAATGCCCCGCCTGCCGCTATGGAAGTAGGTGCGTTTTTAATTGTCTGTCCAGTGTTCGGAGAAACTGTTAGCGCCGCTATAGCCGCCGTGGAAGAAACTTGTATCGGTTGTCCGTCTACAGGATTCGGAGGCATCACTATTGTACCACTAGCGAGTGCCCCAAGGGGATCCAGAGTAATAACCTGCGTCTTGTCCGGTATATTGAACGTAAAGCCGTTAATAGGCACCTGTATAGACGCCAGTGTGTAGTCAAAAACGCTCAAAGTAAGGAACTTGAACAATTGATCGAACCACTGTAGCCAAGATAGACTAAGCTTCTTACCGGCTTCATCCACAGGGTCATTATAAGGGGGTGTCCTTAGCATTTTCTATCCTTGTTCACCGCGCATAGTAACTGCGCCGCTGGTTATTATAAATTTGACAGGGTCTGTCATTGTAAACTGGAAAACAAAGTCCCTTCCGCTTCCCAAACGACGAAACATAACACGAGGAGATAAGAACTGTCCTACTTTTCCCATACTGGTCCAACGTTCGTAACCGAAAGTACGACCCCCGTCTTTAGATGTTTGTAGCATTATCTGGGGGTCACTCCCTTGTCCATTCTGTATACCAACTCCCGTTTCCATGTCTAGATATAATTCATCTAAACCCAGCACATTTTCGGATAATCTTACATGGCGAGACCGAACTTGACGTTTTATAGGTGTGCCATTATCGGTAAAAGTGGAATCGGATAATTGATAGATATTTCCGCTGGAAAAATCACTCACATAGTTGATGGTGTTGAATACTATGCCGAGTTCTCCGTAATGGCGAGCGATCAGACCCAAGCCGGTCTGGGTCTCTCCCCATTTTCCAGTCGTGGCGTCATAAAGAAGTGAACGATTACCAGTGGGGAACGTTAGCTGGTACATGGAGTGGCCGTCGATAGTGTAAGTCAGAGCCACGGCATCCGTAAAAGTAGAAAATGAATTTATTATATTCTCTATGTCCGCTGTGCTCACTCGCACTGGGGTATACCCGTTCAACATCAACACTTGTACTGTACCTTGAGGATTCTGACCAAGGAATATCTCTGAATTGTTTAACTTAGCTCGGGACCAGATAGCGGCTAGCCCCCAAGTTTGCGTCGCTCCGTTGATACGCTGGTACGGTATGCCTGCCGCGCCAACGTCCTGCCACACTTCTATGGACTGCTGGCCCCACAGTATCAAGTTACCGTTCAGCACTTCCACCGCCAACAACACGTCGGATGAGTTTTCCTTCGTAGCAAAAGTTACGGGTGTCCACGTCGCCCCCGCGTATGACTGACTGACAAAGTACTGGCGGGTGCCGAAACGTTCTACTTGAAACCTACCGTTAAGGAAAGAGACAGTGCGCGCCCCGTTAGGGAAGTTGGCGTCCACTATCTTAGCGAACACATTAGTAGCGAACGTCAATATATACCCGAATATGCCGTCTACTAGAATGAGCTCTATACCGTTGTCAGACATAGAAACTTTATCCGTGCCTACGGTTATTGTTCCTAGTGACGTTATGACACCGGCCGACGTTATGCTGTACAGCACAGCGCCTGCCACGACATACAGCAAGCTATTCGCTATATACATACCGCGAATGGGAAACGTAGGCAAGGTAAACACTTTTAAAGTGCCGGGCGTTCCGCGTACTACAGCGCCATTCTTATCTTGATCCGGACGAGGATCAAAAAAGCAGTTAAGCCGGCGCTGGGCTGTAACTACTTGGGAATACGATTGTACTCCGTCACTAAATAGTATGACAGGTTTTAGAGTGGAACTCACAGACCGTCCTCCCCTGGTTGGAAGTACATTACGCTCCGGGCAGGTTCTTTCTTCTGAGCGATGGCGAGGGAAGTAGCGGCGTTCTTCGCCATATTCTGCGTCCACGGAGCATTGAACATAGGGGCTATCATTTCTGCCAATCCCCATACCAAAGCCAAGAACCATTCCTGTGGGTATTCCGGAGTATCATTTGGATTATTGAAGTCCTGTATCGCCTCCATATAAGTGATGCCAAGATGTTTGGAGACGTCGTTGGCCGCCGCGCAGTCCGTGTACAGCACGCCGTTTGTCAACTGAAATTCGTAATAGATAGCCGTAGGGTCGGATATAAACTGCGGGTTAGTCTTAGAAGGAAGGAAATCATACTCTTCCAAAGTCATTATTCTTATTGGTGTGTCGCTGTTGAATATGTCCCGTAGAAAAACAGTTTCTATCACTACCGGCTGCGTCGCCGTAGTAGTGTAGTCGAACACGTCCTGCGCTACGCCCGCCTGACTAGGGAAGTTGCTTGTGAGAGTTACTGTTTTGGTGCCTGTATTGATAGACTGGATAATGCCCCAGAATATTGTTCCAGAATCCAGCGTGACACCAAAGTTGTCCCCCACTGTAAGACCCGCAACAGAAGTGACTACGGCGTTCGCCTGCCCCCCTGCCGCCGCCGCCGTAAGCGTTGTGTGCGTATAGCTAGTGGTCCAACCTATGCCGGCAGGCCCCAGCGTGTACTGTCCGGTAATACCAGAAAGGAACAGATGCCCGTGGCGGCGCGTCCATGTTTTAAGGCCCGGTGCAAAATCCGCTTTACCTTGCCACTGCTTAACCAGCAAATTCAAATAAAGAGAACAATCCGTCGTCTCTTGAGCTGTCGGGGTCTCTATTTCATCCAGCTTACCTATGTTCATCATAGCTAGCCTGATAATCTGGTCCCTATTTACTGAAAACGTATAAGTTCCGGACGTAGTCATGTCATTCTACCTTTTGGTAAAGTGTATCGAATATATGTTTCTTTATAACTTTGTGTCTGCCGACTACGTCCGTAACAATCCAGTCCCCTGGGTGAACAACTGAATTACTCTTCCCTGTAAATACCCACCCGGTAGAATCTGAATCTCTATCCTTAAAAACTCGGGGGTGATCCCCGGGTTTATTCCATTGAATGGCGTCCAATGGCAATGGCTTTAATTCAACTTTCACGCCGCCGCCTGTAGTTCTTTTATTTTTGAGAGATAGAATTCAGTGTGATACCACACTTCATCCACTGATATGTCCTTTTGGCACTGTGCTGTTCCAGTTTCTTTGTCCTGTGTGCAGTTGGTCCAACCATAATGCAGCACATGGCAAGCAGGAGCTTCGTCGGTTCCTCTCCCTTGGCACACCGTTCCTTTGGAAAACAAAGCTGTGGTGTTTATCCAGTCTCGTGTCAAATTTTCGTCAGTGGAGTGTGATAAAAACACCACTTTCGGAATTTCCAAACAAGCCGCCGCATTAAGCACGCCAGTTTCTGGGCCTATCACCATGTCCGACGTTTCTACAAATGACAAAGTCTGGCGCATAGTCCATTTACCGGAAGTACACTTGACGCGGGGTTCGTTCTCCCAGCCCTGCTCCAGTATAATCCCTTCATGGCCTCCCACTAGCACGATGTGTACGTCTGCAAACTCCAAAAGAATGCGCGCTATGATTGTGTCCAGCCCTGCCCATGTTTTATGTACGGAGGATCCGGCCAAGGACCACACTACCGTCACTCTCCCGGTTTTTTCCCGCTGCTTACGCGCCCACGCCTTTTCCTCCAACGTGGGGAAGAACTTCACCTGCGGCTTATGCGGGACACCGGCCAGCAAGTGTTGGAATTCCAAGTAGTTACGATTCAGCATCATGTGACGAACAATAGGGTTCCACGTATGGTTCGTGCGTCCCGGCAGCGCCAGCCACGTCCCTTCTACGGACTCTGATAGGTTCACAAACTTATCGTAGTTCTTTGCTTGATGCTTCCAGAAATTTGCCAAATCCGCGTTCGGTACTTGGTCTTTATCCAGAAGCATGAACTCATCAATATTCGGGTCGTTTGTTACAACGTCCACACCGGGCGGGCTGGTCATCAATGTTACGTGGTAGCCTTGCTGCTTAAGACCGGCAAATACGGAACTGGCCTGCATCAAGTCCCCGTATGCGCCAAAGCGGCAGACCAATACTGTTTTTTCTGGCTTAGGGTGCGCCCAGCTTTGAACTTGAATGCTGCCCTGAGTTTTCTTAAACACAAAGAGAAGACTATACTCATTCTCTTCATTTCTTTTTTGAAACTTGACAAGGTTCCATGATCCAAAAGATTTCATGGCGTCCATGATCTTGTCGTAATTGACGTTCCATTTATGGTCGGGGTTTGCACCCGGTTCTCCGACCTTTGGGTATTCATCTTCATCTGGCAAATACAGCACTAGGTAGCCGCCCTGCTTAACAACTCTCCACCATTCCTTTAAGGCAGCCTTGTAATCGATAATATGCTCCAACAAATGACTGGAAAACACAAAATCCATGCTACTACTGGCGAACACGTCCAGTTTTTCTGCAGTCTTTACCCTTACATCCGGCTGTATGTTGTGGCCGAATGCTTCGTGGTGCCCGTTATCCACGGCTATGACGTGCGGCAGCACTTTAAACATGCCGGCCCCCAAATCCAAGCCTTGACCTCGCAAATAGGGCGCAACTTCCCACACTATTTTCTTAGACTCCATGCCGTTCGACGTTTTTATATCCCAGACCATGATATTTTCCTATTGTTTTTGTGAATTAATAATTAAATGAGCTTCCACATTTCTGCGGCACCTTGTTTATACTTGATGACGTTCAGCAAATCTGCCGCTTCCTTGACGTCCCCCCACGAAAGATTTTCCACTTCCGACTGCTTAACGATTTTCGCCTTGCTCATGGCGTTATCACTGATCAAAATCCTGAGGAAGTTCTGCGCTTCTTCAACCTTGTCAAGATCTTTAGCGTCTCCTGAGTCTTTTACCAGGCCATCTTCGTCTATCTCATTGCCAGCACCGTCAAAGAACTTTCCGTGCTGGACGTAGGTAGCGGCGTGATTGCCGAAAATATGACCGTAAGAGGTTTTTGTGTCAAGTTTCATGGCATTTCTCCTTATTGTCCTAAGCCAGAGCCTACGGACAAGTATATTGTGGTGGTTAGTGTGGCAGGGCAAACAGCGCTTACCCATGATCCAGCAGGAACTGAATAAGTAGTGCTACCTTTTCCTTTTGAGTTAGCTACGTAGGTAATCGTCGGCGCCCCGGGAGTTGGAACTACCGCACCGGCCAAAGCGGCGGCGGAAGTAGCCCCAAAACTTAAGAAGGCTATGTTGGCCCCGTTGTTCAGCACGAACAATTGGTCTATCAGAGCCGCCAGGCTTGATGGAGACAATTGAATAGGGGTAGACGCGACCGCCGTCACGGCAATGCTGTAAGTGCCCCCCGGCCCTTCTAGCATGAATGCATCGGTATTTATGGAGGACATGATTTACAGCCTATCCATGTAATTGTTACGCTCCACAAACCCGCCCGCGTCGCCGTAGAACAAATCGCAATGTTCCCCAGTGTACTGGTCGTCAGTACCTTTCATCGGTACAGAGGTGAAACCGTTTTGCAAGGATGGCGGCTGCAAGTTGTCCGTAACGTCGGTCTGGCCCGCCAGCGACAGCGGCATGTAGTCCGTACGTCCGTCGTTGATGCTTGATTCCGGCATTTTGTTAAAACGTACTGAAGAATCCGGAGATAGATTTCCTTTGTTGATATGCTGAGATTCCGCAGTTACCCATGGCTCACCAGCTTCTTCTCGGACGGGAATGGTGATTTGGAACTTTTCTTGGAGTGACATGATATTTCCTTTAAATGGAAAGAGAGGCCCGAAGGCCCCTTGTTTGTTACTCCGCGATATCTCGCGGTGCCGGTTCCCATCCGTCGCCAGGATAGCTCATATCCGTAATTTTTTTCAACTCCATGTTACGGAAATCAGCGTTCTCTTGGTTGGTGATGTCCATACCGGGAGGAAGGAAGTTAAACTTCGCAGCCTCCCCGTATGGCGTGCCCTTTTTAACGATATAGGCACTGGTGTCCGCTTGGAACCCGGACATCTCTCCTATATCATTGTGAAGAGAATTCATACCCTTGATGCCGGGTGGAATTTCATTCAAGGGTGCCGCGAACTTGTCAGGCTGTGCGTTGCCGCGCATCTGACCTTCGTCCATTGCCGATTTTCCGGCTGGCAGTTTTGGTTTGACAGACATGATTTCTCTCCTTAGTTAGAAATGGCTGCGTTAGGTTGCAGCGCATATTCAATGCAAGGAACTTGAACAGCAGTTGTATCGGTTCCGCGCTGAACAAAGAACGTGTCGCCTTGGGCCAACAACACGCCGCCATCTGCTGTAGAGCTGCCAATACCAGTACCGCTGATCTGGATCCTACGGAAGCCGCCGGCAGCCGCATCCAACGCGTAAGGCCCGTAGGTAGAGGTTGCAGTACCACTGATCTTAAAGCCGGTCAGCGTATCACCTGTTCCTGTGGTCGTTACTGTTGCGGTGCCGTTCCATGCCGTGTAAGTGGAAGTACCGGCAGTAACGCAAGTAGCTCCAATCGAAAACACGATCATTGCAGTGAAAGCGGAAAACTTGTCGTAAGCCTTGCTGGCACCAGCCGCCTGAGCGGCTGGCATTTGCTGCATACGAGCGACATACGCCGGATGGTCGTACATCATACTTTTGGTAGTCATGATACTTGTCCTTTCGTTTATTTAACGTGTTGCCAACGCTTACCTGTATTGATTCTGCTTATCTGAATTTGACTAACACCAAAAACTCGGGCTATGTGCTCCTGGGTCATACCTATGCTTAGACAATATCGAATCTGATGTATTTGAGACTCTTTAAGCTTAGCGCAGCTACTTCTCTCACCCTTGGTACTTCTTCCCTTCGCTTTCATATCTTGCTGGTTGTCTTTGCAAGTTCCTACTGATAAATGCTCAGGATTTACACATTTAGGGTTGTCACAACTGTGCATCACTTGCAACCCCTCCGGTATATCTCCTTTATATATCATATAAGAAAGTCTATGTGCATAAATTTGCTTTCGTTCTTTTGGAAGCTTTATCTGCCCGTAGCCTTTTCCTGCACAAGACGCTTTCCAGTTCCAACATCCTTCAGTTTTGTCAAATTTTTCTTCAAATCTAGCAATATACTCAGAATCAAACATAATTAGCCTCCGTTAGGTTAGAAGCCAATTATACCACGGTATTATGCCTGACTGTCCCATTTAACAATGCGGGCATTGAGCGCCAGAGTATGCACTATACCAAAGCCGCCTAAGTAGTACCAGGCGACGCCCTTGGAACGACCATAATCGGTTGGAATTTTACCGCGCATTTCTTCCGGCACCGCCACAGCTTCCGCCACGGTATCGTTACCAAAGAAGAATATCCAGTCCGACTTGGCGTTGACCCATGGCACCATATCCCCGCCCGCCGAGTTAGCGATGCCGGTAGTGCCGACACCCTTGGCAACGTTGGTTTGCTCGATGTAGCGAGTATTTTCATACCGGCCGATCTCGCCGTTCATGATCAACTTAAAGCCGGTATCCGAGTATTGATGGATAGTTTCCAAGTTGTTTTTGAACGCCCGCAGAGTGGTAGGCCACGCAATGGAATAGTAATCATCGCCCAGATAAGCGGGGATGTTACGTTCCTTCATCGCGTCGACCAGAGACTTGGCATGGCCGTTGTTGTACGCGATGTTGTTGGTGCCTGTTACAGTGCCGTTAGTGAACAACGTAACAGCCGCTGTATCGGTGCCGCCGACAGGTATAGCGCGCAGCAGGGTCTGGTTGAATTGCGTCCAAGCCAGACGATCGAAGGTTTTTACAGCATCGTTTTTCAGAACTTTTTGAATCAGTTCTTGCACCGGGAACTTGGACAGATTGTCCAATTTGCCGGAGTATGGGACGGAGTTGCCGGCTTCAGTGATCGTCAGAGTACCCTGAGTGATCGTGAAGTTTGTTTCCGGCATGGTATTTGTTTCAACCAGAACACCGCCCGGCGTTGCTACGTCAGAGAACACGTCCCAGGTAAAGGAGTCACCCTTTTTCTTACCCTGTTGGGATGCATCCCGCACGTCGCAAAATTGGCGGAACTTTACCAGCGGCTGCACACTCATGCGCAGAACGTTGGACAATTGGCGGCTATACATGAAACCACCGAGGCTATTAACAGCCCAGACTTGACCAGCCATTTTAACTTCTCCTAATTAATTGATTAGGCCTTCGGTGCTCCGGACAGCCACTGTGGACCGCCCCTCGCTTGCGCCATCTTGGCGATAATTTCCGAAGGCGACTCTTCCTTCTCTTCCTGCACAGACGTCCCAGTTTTTACACTTGCCACCGGCAAGGCTTTGGCTGCGACCGCTTTCTTTGCGTTCTTGTCATCGCTAACTACCACGCTCTGACCAGTCTGGGCAATTTTGGCCGCTACTCGGCCGGAATCCCATTTACGCAAATCATCGCCAATGGCGGCAAATCTTTCGTAATATCCTCGGGTGTCTCCCTTGGCAATAAGTTGTTGATCCGCTGTTTCTGCTAATGCTCTTAGCACTGGATCTCCAACAATATCTTTGTACTCTTCACGAAATTTACCAATGGCTGTGGTGAAGGATAGACGCTGATCAATTGTTCGGGCAATGTCGTCTTGCGATGGACCTGCCGGTTGTAATTTCTGCAACGCTGCAACTGCTTCCTCCTCGGTGCCCATTTGTATAGCCCGCGCTAAGGCTCTCAAGTCAACCTCTTGAGTGGCGGCTGTAGCCGCTACGTGGGTAGTGACGGCAGCTTCATTCTTTTGTCGGGCAGCTTCGCTAAGGTACACATCTGCCGACGCAATTTTTTGAGCTTTGTCCAACAGCTCCGGAGTCAATTGTACATCAACTCCGTTTACTTTAATAGTGGGGAGCACGGCGGCTTGCCCAGTAGCTGCGGCCTCGGCTTGCTCCGCTGCCACAGCGGCTGCCCGAGCTTCTTCCGCTTCGGCATCTACGCGCGTCTGCTTTGCCTCTTCGTCTTCTTCCTCCGAGGGGGCGACAAAGGCTTCCGTCTTTCCAGTATCCGCATCGACAATGTCGACAAACTCCTCTTCACGCTCGCGGTCCGCGTTGTCCGCAATCCTATCTAACAGCGATACCCGGTGGTCGTTGCCGGTGCCCAGCGTCTCCCCTGTCTCGTCATTGACAGCGGCACCTCCGCCTTCTTCGTCCGTGGCAAAAAATGGCAGGGCGCTCATTAAGAGGAATTTAAGAAGTTTGTTGAGTTTCATGATTCGTTCCTATCGTCTATTATTCGCAAAGCTTGGAGACCATCCGCGATGGAGTCCTCAAGCCACTTTATAACGCTCTCTGCTACAAGAGCCTCATTTTGGTACTGCCGTATAAGTCCGGCATTTTCCGGGTCGCACTCTCTAAGCTTTTTCAAAGCCTTGAATTCTTCATCGGCGGCGCGGTTGCGCAGATAATGTCCCATGTCGGTATTCATGAACTTATGCACCTGCTCACCCAGCACGGCGCGCATGGTAAGTTCTTCTTGGGAGCCGCCTGTATTCATTTCTTCGCTCATTATCTTTCTCCGAAGTTAGGCGCACGGTTGCGTGCACTAGCTTCCATTATTTTCAACCGCATCTGATGATCTCTATCTTTGTCTGCGTCTCGTATGGCCCGCAAATGCGTAACCGCGTTGCGCTGGTTCTCGGCGTCCTCGTGTATCTGCGTAGTCGCAAGCTTTGTCTGGTTGGTTTTGTCTACCTTAGCAATATCAACCTGATGCTTGGTATTTTTTTCCTGGACTTTCTGCTGCAATTCCTGAATCATCTGCTGAGCCTGCTGCAATTGCTGCTGCATCTGCACCATTTGCGGGTTGTCAGTGGTGAAGAAACGTGTGCCGTCAGCATAGCCCAAATGACCGAATATCTCGCTGCCCACTTCCTGCATATTTATACCGGGTACTTTCTTCTCCATCATACCTATGTACGCGCCCATGCCGGCCATGAATTTTTGTAGCTTCATGTTCGGGTCCGTAGCCCCCATACCTACGTTGACGGAAAGCGTCAGTTCTTTTTCCAGCATGGCGTCCGTAACTTCGTTCACTCCAAATTTCTGGAACACGTCTGCTTTCTTGGCGGCCAGGCCGATTATCACAGCATCAGTCTCATACTTTTGTTCCAGAAGAAGTACCTGGCGCAATATGGGCTGCACGAACGTCTCCACGTAAGTCCGCAGCAGATACTCCACCAGCGTTCCGCTGCTCTGCGCCAGCATTGCCATATTGCGGGCTGGACCGGCAATGCCGTGGTCTGCCATAACTTGCCCAGCCGAGAAGTTACCGACCAAATCGTTAAAGTCATTATCAATGCGGCCTTGCTCCTCGTAGGAAGAAGCTGTTACGTCCTGCGTAGTTACTTCCCGCACATCCCCTACAGGGTCATCCAGCAGCACCACACCGCCGGGGACGTTGCGCACCAGACCGGCGATGTCAGCTTCCTTGCCACGTTTTACAAACCACTTCTTATTCAGTACGAACTTGACGTTGTCCATACGCTGGTTAGCAATTTCATTCGTCTCTTCTTGCAAGCTCTTGCCCAGCATGGCGACGGAAGAAGGGTATGCCCTGTGTACTTCCAACACAGCGCAGCCCATGACGTACGGACGTATGCCGTGCAGCACGGACTCCTTCAACGGGGCCGGCTCAGTCAGCATTTCCTGGTCACCCAGCATGTAGAATTCCAGATCCTCGTCTTCATGACGGTGAATATGCCGCTGTATCCAGATTATTTCGTGGTCCATTACGGATTTGCTATCGGAAGCCGTAGGGTCTTCTCGTCCAGCCTGGCGGGCGGATCGAGTGGAGTCCGTACGGAAGTCCGTCGCAGTACGCAGCTCACCTTCTCCGTAAGGTAGCCACTCTCTTTTATTCATCTTGGCTTTTACGTCCATGGCGTACATGGGCATCAAGTGTATAACATACGGAGATGAGTTGATAGGGTCCGTCCAGTCCGCACCGGGGTCTATCCGTATATTTTCCAATGGCACCAAATCCACACAAGGCTTGTCCACCAGCGGTTTTTCTTTCGCCACCGCTGTCTGTTCTATTTGAACGGGCGGCTGCTGAGTTTCTATCTGCGCTTCGCCCAGTGTAAAGGCGCCTTTCGGCAAGTTAGTTTGCTCGGGATTTTCGTTCTCAGATTCTTCAGGTATTGTTATTTTAGTATCTAACGTCTTTAAAGCCGGTTTGGAGCGATAATCCCAGTACACATGTGCAACTGCCGACCCTACCGTTTGCGCGTCCTGTAGACCGCCCATGACAGCGTGGAACCACTTTACGGACTTGGTAAGCCTGTATTGCAGCAATTCCTTCATCACAGCAGCCGCAGCCGCCTCCATCTTGTCATTTTGGTTACTCGGGGACACGCTTACCACTTCCATACTGGAAAAGAACGCGGCGGCGGCTGCGGCTTCGTTCTTCCGTATTACGGAACGTGTTTTTGGGCGGAACAACTTGCTGCGCTTTTCGTACACCGTCTGGTTATACTTTGAATCCGCAGCATGCTGATTATTGAATGCCCGTATGCCGTCCTCCCAATTCTTACGCAGATTAGTGTCCACGTAGGAAGTAGACGACCGATACGCACTCTGCCCCCTGGCCTTCCAATCCACTTGTCCGTCATCGGATAAATCCTGCCCATCTCCACTCATCCTCTGCGCGGTTGGCGGCCTATTTTCTGGGCTGATCGTTGTCATTTTTCTGTTTTCCGTCAAGTATTAGTTGGTTCATGCGCGTGTTATAGCTTTGGTACGATTCTTTCGGGGTCTCGCCCCCGGCTCTTACTCGGAAGTGGCCTACCTCACCGTCGCATACCCAAAACCCCGCTAACTTCATTATGCGGGGTTTCATGGCAGCACACTTTCATTCAGACGATAAGCCATCGTGCGCTCTTCCAGCAATTTCTCGGCGTCTTGCTGGGACAAGTCCTGGTTAAACTCCTTGCCCTCAGCTATTTTCTCAACCAAGCTCATCGGTACGTAGGGTTTGTGTTTGGTCGGAGCTGCCTGCGCCCAGCTGGGTATATCGTCGTCATTTAGATTTTTCATTTACCTGCTCCACAGAAGCCTCGGAAAATGGCGTTCCTTTGTTGCGAACAATGGAGACGGCTCTATCGTCATACAGCGCCGTCATACCAGGATCCTTGAGATTAGTGATAGCCAGCACTCTGCCGAAATTCTCTTTACAGAATCTCCTGATGGCGGGGTGTGGTCGGCGTGCTGTAAATATTCTTACGTCCACTCCGTCTGCCAACATATCCCGTACTCGCTTGACCATAGGAGTTAACGGCTTACCTATGTGGTTATCGTCATACGGATCATCTGGGTTTCGCTCAGCTAGCGTACCGTCCAAGTCCACACCTACCCACGGGCTGAGATTCTTAGCGGCCATGTCAGAACCTGAAAGCGTCTTCGTACTTCTTGCCGATCTCGCCAGCGTCCTTGCCCTTAACGTAGGAGTCGTCGCCTGTCTGTTCCGCAATGGCCTTGTCCACTTTGCCTTTGCGTTCTTCCAACTCCTTGCCGGCCTTCTTAGCCGCGCCGAACCCCAGCATGCCCAGCAAACCCTTCTTCTCTTTTTCCTCAGCCATGATACACCGTCCTTTTTATTAACGATTTAGCGAAATTATTCTTCGTGTAGCTATGGTACAGACAAAGTTTTACATCAGCCCAGAACCACTTATCAGAAATAAATTTATGTCTGCGTAGCCAGAAGTTTACGTACGTCAAAGGGAGCCACCACAACAACGCCTTAACCATGCTACACCTCCGGTTGGTCCGATAATGTGTTGATGCCGGCAAACACCGGCGCTTCATGCCCTTTGTCCACCCCTTCAATATTCTTGGTAGGCATTTCCCCCGTCCAAGCGCCGCGCGGCAGATCCAGGCGTTCCAGCAATTCTCCTCCAGCCATCTTGGCGGAGTGCGCCAACGCATAGGCCGTCATGCCTCCTCGGCAGTCTATGGTATAGCCGTAGTTGAAGTCTGGATTGAGCAGCAGCTTGACAGCCAACGCAAACCCAGGGTGCCACCCCACTACCCAGGGGTAGTTAGGGTAAGTATTGGCTAACGTGAACGCTACTTCCTTAGCCAGTACCGACATCATGGCATTCTCTGGGCTATCCTGCTGCTCCACGACCTGCACGTCGTTGTAATCCTTTTCCATGACTACTCCGTTACTTTGTCAGTTCCGGATGTATCCTCAGCAGCCTTTGCTTCTTCAGCAGCCTTTGCTTCTTCAGCAGCCTTTGCTTCTTCAGCAGCCTTTGCTTCTTCAGCAGCCTTTGCTTCTTCAGCAGCCTTTGCTTCTTCAGCAGCCTTTGCTTCTTCAGCCAAGATACTCGGTGTGGCGCCAGACGGGTCTACCTTTACCAGCGCCGCCGTAGCTGCGTCGTAGCCAGCTTTGTAACCTTCCTCGTAGCCCTGCTTATGCACCGCGTCCACGGCGGCTTCGTGGGATTGTTCGAAGAAACGTTTATACAGATCGTGAATATATGACATGGCAATGCTCCTAAGGTGTGGTTACGACAGGGGTGTCCGCAGCCGCCGTAGTGGCGGAGGCAGTTTGGGATTGATCGGTAGTCGGCACTCCGCTGCCCGCGCCCAAAGCAAAGCCAGCATCGAACACGCCGCGCAGTCCGGCAAAGTGGGAAGTGGAGACGTTTTGCTTGTAGACATTTTCTATATCGGTGTCGGTCATCATGATGTCTCCTTATTGAATAACTCGTACGTTGTAAGTGGAAGAAGTCGGAGTCAAGCCTATCAAAGCGCAGACCTTGACGGTGACTGTGCCATTGGCAGAGACGTATCCGTAATAAAGCACTCCGTCCCCCGGATATGTGTTTGGCGTCACGCTTACTGTCATAGCTGTAGTGCTGTTGGCAACAGCTACCGTGCCGCTACCGCAGGCTCCGGCCGTCAACAGGCCCGGAGCGACTGCCGACGTAGTCCCAGAGAGGTTAGCCGCCAGCGTGCCGGAAGCCGGGTACACGGCTGTCCCGGAATTAACCGCTGGGACTTGAGCATGAGCAGACGCAGTAGCAATGAGGTACAGAATAAAACCTGCCAAACAGACAAGCGCCATTATACCGAAGTATGACAGCGCAGTGCAGAATTGGCGGAAGTAGCTGGCGGGTTTGCGAATAGTTTTCATGGTCAGCACCCTGTAACACCGGAACCGATGTTGTCGATGATAGTTACGGAAGTGCCGGATGTTCCTGCGTACACTACCAGCTTAGCGGACCCGGCATTGGTCCCGCAGACAAACTCCAACTTACCCCCTGCCGCACCCGGCGCGGAAGCGCTGGCGGTCATTTTGGAAAGCCCCAGAGCCCCTGTAGTTAGCGTCAAGGCGCTGCCGCCGACGGATAGGCTGGTATTCATCTTCGCTGCTCCGGTTACTTGCAGCGTGTTCACGCCGTCATCCGTTGTACTGCCGACGGCTACGCGCCCGGTGCCGAATATCGTCATTCGTCTGTTGGCAAGCGTAGAGAAGCCATTGGTCCCGAACACAATATTGTTGGCGGACCCCGTCGCGTCCGTAGCGATTATCATGTTGCCGGACTTGCCAGCCCCAGACGGTGCCGACATGAATAGGTATCCCTCATTCGCCCCAGTAATCGCGTACGCAGCTTGAGAGAAAGCTGAGGACGTAATCCCCATGTCCATGAAGCCTGTCAAGTCACTACTCGTCACATTGTCAGGGTAGGCGATAATGTCAGCACTGGCGTTAGCCGTAGCGGACTTATTCTGGATGGATATCTGAGTGTAGTTGTCTACGGAGTTCGTAGCTTGCAGAGTGGGATTAGTGAGCGTAGCCGGCACAGCGCCGTTAAGCGTAATGCCGCTAGGGTTGACGGCGGCCATGCTAACCGCAGTGTAGCCATTCTTGGATGGCGGAATGCCCGTCCATGAGTTGCCGTTGGCATCGTAGTACATGCCGGCTTGGTAAGCGTACGGCTTACCGTCGATGTCCACCACCGTGTTGTACGTAGCAGTAGGATTGAAGGAGGCAGCGAAAACCCATGCACCCCATAAACCAGAGACGGCCAAGGCCGCCCACAGTAACTTTTTCATGATCAACTCTTCTGGTAGAATCCGTTGTTCGTCTGGTCCGTACTGTCGAACCCTCGTCCATTGGAAAATTTATAAATGTTGTGGTCAGGCGCGCGCCACTCGCTACCCCATGCCCTGGTGACTAAATCTTCCCAGCTTATGGAGCGGGTGGAGACCGGGTTGCCCAAGTTCCCCAGTTGATTAGGATTATTCGCCACTTCATTCTCCTAGTTTCTACAGTTGTTTATCCAGCAGAGCGCCCAGATGGCGGCTGCTACCCAGAATAGAGTAGGACTGGCGCAGTATAGCACCATGCCGACCAAGATGGTAGCGCATACCACAGATAACACTATCTGGTTAAAATTCATGTGTACTCCGGCTCTGCGTAGTTCGGTTCTCCAAAGTTCGGAGCACGGACTTCCATGTCGTAAATACGGGAAAAAGCATCGATAGCGTCCTTCTTGCCGCCATGCGGAAAGTAGAAGAACTGCATCTTGAGGTGCTCCGTTAAGTTGTACGCATTGCCGTGTTCGTCCATACGGATAATTGGCGAAGCCACGCGGTAGCCGTAACCATTGTCTATCATCCTTCTCTGTAGCTTGGTTAGCTTGGTTTCCTCGGTTGCGTGGGGCAGGAATATCTTGCCGCTCTTCAGGTCTGGCGTCAGTCTCTGTACTCGGTCATTCTTGCTGCCTTCTCCTTCTCTCGGCCACTCCAGTATCGTTATGTCAAAGCGCGGCTGTTCACGCTTCTTCATCTGTTCCTCGAAGTAATCCAAGTCCGCGTCAGCGCCGAACTTTTCGTACCCCATTTTAATGAACTGCACGCCTGGCGCTTGCCGCCACTTCAAGTACATACGACTGAAGAACTTCCACCTGTCCTGCAAGTCCATCTTATGGTTGAATCCGTCCAGAAGATACTTGTTCAGGGCGTAGTCCACTCCGACCACCATGATGGCGGAGTTATCGCTGCCGGCTTTCTTGCTCCGTGCCGGGTCGCACATGACGTAGACGCCGAGTATCTCGGGGCGTACCTCGTACACTTGCAACAGCCGAGTGTCGAACATGCGCTGCTTGCCGCTCAGGGGGTTCTGTAGGTATTGGCAAGCGATGTCGCTGTCCGTATGGTTGCGCTTGCGGTTAGCCCATTCGGACTTACTGAATAGCACAGGTGCTCCCTCAGCAGTCCCGTCCTCAGTGGCCGGGTATGTCCGTGGAATCACGGCTCCGCGCTCCATCATCCATTCGTATGTGTCGGCGAATGAGTACCGAGTACCCACGCACCACACGTCTCCGCCGATCTGGCCCAGCGCCTGGGAAAGTGAGTACGCGTCAGTGGTCTTCTGTATTTGCTCCGGTGTATGCACGGACTTGTCCGTTACTACGTCGTCGTAGACGCGGAGCTTGTAGTGCATGGATATAGGCTGGCCGTCCACAAGGCCGCTGGCCTCCAGCGTCCGTTCCTTTGGGTTGCTCTTACGCTTGACGACGATGCCGCCCTGCACGGACCATGAGAGAGCTTGGCGCTCGGGGTTTTCGTACAGAATATCCGGGAAGGCTTTCTTCAGTACCTCGTTCGTTTCTAGTTCGGTCTTTATCTGGCCCAGGAACTTGCTGGCTATCTCGCTCACGTGGCTGAATATGCAGATGGTTATCTCGGGGTCTTGCAGTATGCGCTGTATGCTGCCGCCGTACGTAATGATCGTAGACTTGTAGTGTTCCCGCGCCCAGAGGTCAAGGTGACCGTTCGGAGACTTCTCTACTTCCCGGCAACGTTCGTAGATCCAAGTCTTCAGCATGTCCGTACGCCGGCACACCTTTACCAGCAGGTAGAAGCGGTCCACCAGGCACAGAGCACGGATACCGGCGAGCGAAGTGCCCCCCTGGTCTATGGTATCCCACCAGCGTATGGCCTGCTCCATGGTCATGTCCCAGTGTTTCACTCTCCGCTCCTGGGGTCCGCCTCTGCCAAGCGCCCCAGCAAGCCCCGCACCAAGCGGCTCGGTTTGGGCTGCTTTACGGCTACTTTCTCGACTACAGCCACCTTCTTTTGCATAGGTGTGGAGTGAGCTTCATAGAAACTCACGGTCTCTATGCGCCGTATACCTTCAGTACAGAACTGACGAACCCATAACTGATTCAACTCAGAAGTCCAAGGGACAAAGCGATATGTATCTTCGTTTTCCATACTACACCCCAAAGTCGCAAGCACACGCCCACTTACCCCGGCCGCAGGCTGCGCAGTCCATACCAGTGTATGCGCAGCGGCAAGCAAAGGCCTCCTCACCGCAGGCCCCACAAACCCCTTCCCGCTTCTGTTCTCTCGGCGCGACGTACACCTTGTCCTGGAACTTGCGGTTGAACTCTATGCGCCGCGTACCGTGCGGCGTGGCTACCTGGGTAACCTTGCGCGCCGCAACGTCGCACACGACGCTACGCGGGTCCGGCCAGTAAGTTGTGCTCATAGTGCCTCCATCTCCCGTTCCAACATGCGTTTGCAGTTGTCCATGTGCGCTAGCTGCATCGTTTTGTAAGTAGCTAAGCAATCAGGATCAAAGAACTTCGCGTTTAGGTCCTCCCGGCCTATATATTGAAAATTTCTTAGAGGCTCGTAGTCTTCCATCTCCTTCCGTATATGAGATGACGTCCTCAATTCACCCTCAATTTCCCTCGCCCGATTCAACTGTTCTTGTTTCATTTCCCCGCCCCCTTTATCTTGGTTAGTAAATCATCGGCGTCAACTATGTGCTTGGTTACCAGCGGGTTTTCGCTGTCGCCTGCAACAATGACCCGGTCTCCGTACTTCTTCGGTAGCATGCGGGCTACCATCCACTTCTTGGTGTCCACTACCAGGCGCTGAGCGTTGACGCCCGCTGCGTCCTTACCCTTAGCTTCCTCAGCGTCCCCTATTATCTGCTCAGCGTAGAACTCTCCTCGGTTGGCAAGCGCTTCGTTATACATGCGCTGAAATTCAGTGCTATTTTTCAGCATAGTGTAGAACGCAATGCGCTGAGGCATGCCTGAACCGTTGCATATGGCGTTCACGCTTTCCCCCTTCGCCATGCGCTCACATATCTCTGTGACCACGCTCAGATCGGTTCTCTTCTCAGTAGCTTTTACTCTCGGTTTCTTCGGCTTTTCACATACGATCTTACGCGTAGATGGATGGTCAGAACTGGGATTCTCGGTCCGCTTTTTTGCTATCGCTTTAGAAGCCATGATCAGTCAATCGTGCTGTCGTTGTAAGGCGTTTTGATCTGATACGCTCGGTTATCTCCGGCGAGGTGATCTTGGAGTCTTTCCGCCATGTCTCTATTAGACATACGCATGATCGTAGCATCCAGTTCGTAGCTGCCGGTCATGTTCGGTGTTTGCCGCCATTCTGCCGGGCAGCAATTGTGATGAGGGATACCGCGTGGCTGTTTCATACTTCCTCCTATGGGTAATGGATGGCTGTAGTGTACGCCCGCTTAGATGGCGGGACAAGTTACCGTCGCCGAGCCTCTCAGTGGAAAATATGAAAAGGCATAAAAGCGAGCAACAGCGAGCGCTATGAGAAATTCTAATCAAAAGAAGGGTAGTTTTTAATCACAATAGAAAGGGAACCCAATCTTGATTAGGTTTTCTAAGTATTTGTTTTTGTTAGTTATTTTCTAAATATAATCATAATAATCAGAATATATATATTTATTATAGTTAGTAAAATTATTGTGTTAGTATATGATAATAAAGTGTATGTTTTTACTCAAATACCTTTAGAGTTTTTAAATAAGTACGTCGAACCCAAAAACGGGGTAACGTGATTATTTTCTAAAAAGTCCGTGGTTGAGAGGTATCCGAGTAATTTACAATCACGTTTACTTGATTAACAACTTCATTTTGGAGCATGTATTATGCGTTGGATAAATATTGAATATAAGAAGGACGGTTTCGGAATTGCTCGCGTGACAAGCATGGCAGCCGCCATGACCAGGGCAACGGAGCATCTGAGAAGCCAAAAAGTAAAGCAGTGGGTGGTCACTCACGAGGATGACGGGTCGGTAACTTTGGTATCAAAACTGCCTCCTATAGAGCTAATACTTTGCTACGAGCCGACAAAGGAGAAGAAAGAAAAAGCGGCCACGCCACTGAGAAACGCCGAAACAAGACTTCGGTTTGCGGGTAGGCCAGGCAATGGTGGGTGGTATAACACACACTTCGATGGAGAATTCGAACCTATAGAAGTACAGCAAACCGCGCGCCTTAACGAAGGTGACTACGGTGTCGTGTATGTGACTGAAGCCAAAAAAGTTTTAAGTGTGGTTAAGCTGCCCGACCGATACTACATGCTGGCGAACTTAGGCTTGACTACTGCAAGGTCAGTAGCTTCCGTTAATATGTTGAAAATGTATTACGACAAGAAAAGGCTGGCTCCGCCAGAGGGCGCGTTCGCGGTGTTCTTGGTCCATAATAATTCTGGCAACCTTACAACTGTGACCAAACGTTATATAGGCGCGGCCCCCGCCCCTTTAAATAAATATCGTTGAAAACCGTTGTGAAAATGAAACAAGTAAAATATTTTGAAGAAACATCAAATATTTCTTTGCACTTTTCAAAATTCATACTATAGTTCATTCACAGCAGCACACAGCGTAACACAAACAAACTTAGCTGGAGGTCTATCGTGAAAACTTTTGCAACCGTGACAGGATTTGAAATAGCTTTGGATCAGATAACTTACATAACATACGAAGAAGGAAAGCAGAAGATATGCACCAGGAATACTGCCTTCGCAGGTAGGCCGCTGTACGAAGTATCGGAAGAAGTGGCGAAAGAAATACGCGCCATGTTTTCTAAGCAGGCTGAAAGATTCGAAGCGAAGCAAGCTGTAAAATAATTTCACTTTAAACACAAACCCCGGCTGGGCGCCGGGCAACTTAAACCAGGGAGCAATATCATGGCAAAAGCAATTTTCGCAACTGAGCAGCAAATTTTCTTGGTGATACCAGAAGCCGGTACACCAGCAAACCCAAAGCGGGAAGGCAGCGCAAGTTTCCCCATTTTCAACCTGTACTTTAAAAGCCGCACAGTAGGAGAATTCCTTGCCGCCGGTGGCCGCCGTGCGGACATACTGTGGGATTTGGAGCACGGTTACATACTGCTGGATGACGAGATTGCCCAGCCAACTGCCGCGCAGACCAAGCAAGTGGCAGCACCAAAGGAAAAGGCCGCCAAAGCAGCCCCCGCTACTAAGCCGCAAACCACAGTAGTAAAAGCCGGCCGTAAAATTACCAAGGCAGCGCCGGCTGCTAAAATAGCGCCAGCCGCGCGCAAACCGGCCAGCGCCTTTGCCGCCCAGGTACAGGCACTGCATAACGCAGGCTAAACAACTTCCGCCCCGCCGCCGCAAGTCTGTCGCCGTGTACGAGCAATGTAGCTTACGCGCTGGCCGGGCAACTTTACAACGGAGTAACTGAGATGAGAGTTAATTCTATGGACCAGCCAGTAGTGGAAGATGAGTTATTCCAAGTGTGGAGCCAAACCACTGCCACGGACCTTGAAGTACGAGAAGCTATTGGTCTGCTACTTCAACATTTACAATTGAAAATTGTGCGTACTAACGCTACAAAGCACGGAAACGTGGAATTAGAGCTGGAGAGGAAAGAATGACTACCACCGAAGCAACGTGGTCAGATTACTTGGCCGCCGTAATAGCGGCAAAACTTAACGAAACTAAATAAGGAGAAACACCATGCAAGCGTTCCACAACGACCCAGCAGTAAAAGAATTCTACGTAGCCCGGCTGCAAGAACATCACAGGCTGGACCAGATAGTGCAGGGAACCGGGTACGAAGCCGGACGTGGCTGCAATGTAGGTTGCATACTGCACAAGTACGATCATTCTCTGTATCCTAAGGAACTGGGTCTGCCGGAGTGGTATGCCCGATTGTGCGATAGTATATTCGAAGGCCTGCCAAAAGAAAAAGCGCCGGACTTTGCTATGGCAACGTTGACAGAGGTGGGCGTGGGCGTAGATATTGAAAAAGTGCGCTGGCAACTGGCGATTGCTCGCCACCAAAAATCCTTGGAGCTGCTTAAGGATAATAAAGAGACCTACGCGACGCAGTGCCGAGCAGCCATACAAGGCGTAATAAATTACTGCCAAGCACGGCTAGACGGTACAGCTGAGGAGTCGGCGGAGTCGGCGAGGTCGGCGGCGGAGTCGGCGGTGTGGTCGGCGGAGTCGGCGGCGTGGTCGGCGGAGTCGGCGGCGAGGTCGGCGGATTCGGCGGCGAGGTCGGCGGCGTGGTCGGCGGAGTCGGCGGTGTGGTCGGCGAGGTCGGC